TTGAAATCCTTGCGAATCTCAAGCCCATATGCACCACCCCTTTCTCAAGGAGTGGCCAACCGCCCGCCGCTGGGAACGACAGCGCCCGACATATTATACCATCGCACGGCGCCCTGTGTCAATTTGCCGCCATCGGGCGGCTTTTTTATTTCTGTCCGAGCTGTTTGACAATCTGGTTTACACCCGTCGCCGCAAGGCCGGACACAATGCCGATTGCAATTGCCGTCAGCGGGTCGTTTGCGCCATACTCCGGCATAATCCGCATCGCTGCAATTCCCAGCACCGCGCCAGAAATACCGCAGATGATCGGCAGCCACTTGTTGTCAAGCGCCGTAGCCTTTACGATCTGTGCGATCAGATAGCAAATTACCGTGATTGCCGGAATCGCCGTAAATCCCAAACTTTCCATAAGTACGCTCCTTTCAAAGTCCAATTCTTGCAAGCAGGAATGCGATTACTGCCGCCAGCACTGCCCATACCGACTTGTCCACAATGCTTTCCCACCGTCTTGCGGGCTTGCTTGTAACCTCCGCGACGGTAGCGGTCAGGCTGTCCAGTTTCTCAATAATGGTGTTATACCGTTCTTCCTGTACCGCGCTGTCCTGCTCCAATGCGCGGATACGGTCAAAGAACTCCTTGTGCGTGTCGCTCGCCCTGTCCATCCGCTTTTCCAGCGCTTCCACGCGGGCAAGCGTGATGCACTCGTGCGGATTGTTTGTGCATTGGTTTTCCATAGGCAAGTGGGGCGCTATACCCCGTCCCCCCTCTCATTGAATGCTCTTGTGAATACGCGCCAGTGTGCAGGCCAGCTCTTCGCGCGTAACAAAATCCTGCGGCCGGAACTTCCCGTCTGCATCCCCTTCCATAATGCCGTACGCGTTACAATACTTAACATTTTCCTTTGCCCATTCGGAAATCTGATTTTCGTCCTTATACATCGTCTCACCCCCCTCTTTCGTCTGGTACTTCCAGACGTTGATCTCTGACGGCTCCGGCAGGATAACCATACCGTGTCCGGTTTTGCTGTCGAAGCCCTCCGCCCCAATATCCACACAATGGTCCCTGAAAAAGCGCATCATTGCCTCGTGGGTCAGCGGCTTTCCTGTTTTGTCGATAAAAAAGTCATTGACCAGGCACGCCATACCGCAAAGCCATGGAGCCGCGAAAGACGTTCCGGTCTGTTTGCCATATGTAGTCACGCCGGTTTCTTTTGCGAATTTCACAACCTGCCTGTCCGGCGCGGCAAAATCAAGATATTCCGTCGTAGAGGAAAAGTCCTCTGGAATGGCTTTGTTATTCTGGATGTAATATGCTCCAACGGTCGTCACGGCATCGCACCGCGCCAGCTCCACATAATCCGTGGAAGAATCATTACCCGCCGCGACAAACATGTTAAATGTCCCCAGCCCATCGATCACCGTCTGGTATTTCTGGGCAAGGTATTTGTCGCAGATCATGTCAAACGAGCAGAACACAGAGGTAATACCATATTCTTCGATATATGGCAGGCAATCATCCTCTAATCCGCAGTAGCAGTCTTTCCCTGTCCTCGCCCTGCTGATTTTGGAAAGCTGGACTAACCGTGCCTTGGGCGCAGCCTGAAAGAATGTTGCCGCTGTCTTGCTGCCATGTCCGCCCGAGAAATTACCCCAGCCGTCCCCATCCCCAAACGGGATAAGGACCAGATCATCCGGATTATAGTTTTTGATGCTCCAGTTCTCTCCGGTAGCCGCCGTGACGCGCTCCCCAAAGTATCCCGCGTTATGGAACCTGTCCACACCCGTAAACTTGCGGATGTAGTTGTTTTCAGTGTGCAGCTTTGTTGTTTCAGTAGCCATGTTATACCTCCCCTTTTCCTGTCCCGTACTGCTTACCCGTAATCTGTTTGTACTCTTCATCAGAGAGCTTCCCCGCCGTGTAAAGCTGGTCTATCCGACCAATGTCCCACAGCTTGGGGTAATAATGCCGCGCCATTTCAAATACTGTCATAGCTCCACCCCCGTCATAGCCGCGATAAAGTCCACGTCCGCGCGTAGCTGTTCTTCCTGCGTCGGTTCCGGCTCCGGTTCAGGAGGTCGGGCGGTCGGCGTAATATCCACCAGCGCGCCGTCCTCAATGATCAGCTCGCAGTATGGGCAGTAAGCGCGGGCGCGGGGCTCCAGGCTGACCGGAACCGGAATCCACCCGTCCGGCGCTTGTCCATAATGGAGGGTGCGCATCTGTCTGGTTTCCGTGTTGATAATTAGCATTGGCGTTACCTCCATGCGATATAGCGGTAAACAGAACCACTGGCATTCATCTGTCCTGATGCGGAATTACCATAAAACAAAATTTGTGATTCATTAACTGACACATTCACTGCTCCACCATTAGGCAAAGAATACGAAAGATTCACGCCATTAAGCAAGACAAAAACTGCTCCGGTTGCACTATTGGCAGATTCGGCTCCAATAATTAAACATTCCGGCCGAAATCCCACATCAATCACCGTAGGATTATCCGCGCCATAAGTACCGTCGCCTGTATACTCTCCCGTAACATACCCTCTCGCCCACGGGTCTTTGATTTCCAGCCACCCATCCAGCGGGCTATACGCCGTTATGCCCTCTGAATCGATCGTCTGTCCTGCGGTTATGCCCTCACATGCGCAGTACCCGCCAAAGCCGAGTTTGATGGTGTCGCCGCCCTCACCGGATTCAAGGGCTATTGCGTCTTTGGAGTTGTTCAGGAACGAGCCTGCAATTCGGTTACCGGAGATTTCAAGGATGGTTGTGGTGCCGTAGGAGGAATTAGACCTGTTTGCAAATGCAATAAGTATTTTTGACTTTTCGATAGCAGCAGCACTCAAACAATCTGGATTATTTGCATTATAGCTGTATGCCGTAACAAGGCCTAAAACTCCGTCAGAAAATTCAAACAATTTCGCATAGTTATCTATTACACAGGCAAATTTATCATCATCATAAACGATCGCCTGCACTGAAACTACATTACCCGTATTGTTATTTGACTCGTTGCTTATCGGGTTTAGTTCTGCGTTGAGTACAACGAATATTGTAATTTTGCTTGCTGTATCTTGATTACGGATATACCCAACAAGAATATTGCCTGTTTTATCTGCCGCACAGCTTGTTGCATAAATGGTGCCGTCAGAGAACGTCACCACCTCCCCAAATGTCACCGCATTCGCGCTGTCAATCGTCGCAATAACCGCCTTGCCCTTGTTGCCGTCGCCAGTATCGGAAAAGCAGATGCACACGCGCTTATTGCCGCTGTTGTCGTCGGGGATGCGGGTTGCGGAGATGTGGCCAGCGTTAACATTACCAGGAAGATAATAAGTCTGTTTTTGTGTGATTGTAGTTCCGTTCACCAGCGATATTCCGATGCCCAACTTGCTGCTGGATGTAAAAATCGACATTATGCGATCCGCCTCCAATGCAACAACCGGCGCGCTTCCAGTAACCGCAGAGATTATATTGGTTTGTTCTCCAAACGAAATCGATGTTCCATTTACTGTGCCTATTTTAGCAAACAAGGTCGTTTGTGTTAGCGCCTGCATCACAAAATGCGAATCATCCAGCCGAGCGAGGGATACAGAAGATGAGGACTGTTGATATACAACGCTATTAAACAAGCTTTTCCCTGTAACGTTATCAATTAAAAATGCAGTAATGTTACCTGCTATTATTAGTAAAACGCTATGTTGTAACGACAATTTGCATAACGCTGTTCCGGTTGTCGCTACTCCGGATTTTATCACATTCTCCACATTCTTCTGCGCCACAACGTCGCGGTAGACCTCTCCGTTCTGAACATTCACCACATCCCCCGCCGCGATACTCTGGCCATCCCGCACGGTGCCGGTGCGAACGTCATTCACCGGCAAACCCTCTGCTGTTGGATTGCTGCCGATATTCGCCAGCGCGGAAATGAACTCTTCCTCCGTTCCGGTATAGCCGCCCTCCTGCGCCTGCTCATACGCGCTTTTGCCAAGTCCGGCGACCAGCTTTCCGTTTACTTTGATTGCCAAGTTATCCCCTCCTTTCGTCGTTTCAGACATAATCGTATACTTCTTTCACAACAACCTTTACCTGACTGCCTGTGTTGTTGGCTACTGTAATATTGGGAGTGCTTGCTGCAATCCCGAGCGACGAACCCCTGTATAGATATACAAAATACGGATTTGTTCCATTTTGATTTGTGAACCACCAAAAAAATCCACAACTCAGGTTACCATCGGCCAGAGTATACGCAAATATTTGGTATAAACTGTATACCTTTCCTTTGATTGAATTTAAGTCCATTTGAAGTTTTTCGCCCGTTGGAAGATCATAAGAATAAACAATGTTCGCTGCACTTCCGGTTTTGCTGTCCACATACCTCTTTGACGCAGGCATGTCACTCGCTGTCGGTGTCACAATGCCTGTAATCGGCCCTGTCATTACCCCGCCAGAAAGCGGAAGCGCGCCAACCTGCGCCGCTGTCACAGCATGCGGGTTATTGGTATCACCCGTGTGCGCCGTCAGGTTGTTGGCTACCGCTTCCACATCAGCCTTTCTCGCCGCGTCGCCGTCATTTACCGGCGCGGGCAGATTGGTCACAGCGTTGCCGCCCATATCGACCGCGCCCGTCAGCGTACCGCCCGCGAGCTTGAGGTACCTTGCGTCCGCTTCCTCCTCCGTCATGCCGCCCGAGCCGCCGGATGAGGTTTCTTCGGTAAACTCAATCACATAGGGGCCATCTCCAAGGCTTTCCGCCATGTCAAGCTCACCGCCGTTTGATGCGGTTATTGCATTTTTTGTTTTGGCAATCGCTTCATCAATCTGTGGTCCTGTAAATGTTCCGTTATATCCTTCGGTCGTTGGCATGTCATCACTCCCTCATGCAAAGATACGGTTTCCCATCCGCGCAGATATACATTGAACTGTCCTGCGGGATGTAATAGTAATTATCGTTCCAGCTTCCGTCCTCGCCTTGGGCATAAAGCGAAATCCGGTATTCCCCATCGCCTTTCAGCAGGAAATCGTCGTAAACATCAAACTGCCGCTGTGTATTAGCTGGGGTCTGGGAAAAAGACGCGATCAGCGCCCCTTTCCCTCTGCCCCAAGCTTCGTCTACTTTCGTAGCGCGGCACTCAAAAGCTTGATAAGATATATCCGACTGGAAAGCCACAATTACCTTGTCAAATCCCGAAACCGCTGAAATCTTTTCCCCCGTAATGGAGAATGTCAAATGAGGCGCGGCCATCAGGCTACACTCCAAATGCCTGCAGCGGTCTTAACAAACACCTTGACGATCTTCACGCTGTCGCCAGAAGATGCAGTCTCAAGGTCGGTGCCGGTAATAGTGACTTCGATGGGCGTAGTCTTAGGATAGCTTCCATCTGAACCGCTCGTGTTAATAGAACCGGCGGTCGTGGGAATGACCGTACCTGCATCCTGCGTGGAGCTGGTCTGCGGAACAACGCATACCTTGTATTCCGCGAAGTCAACATCACAGGTAAAGGTGATCTTGGACTTGTTGAATCCCTCAACCTTGGAAATCTTCGTTTTGTCAGGGCCGGTAATCGTTACGACCGGAACCGCAGTGTTCAGCGTAATATCGTCCGATACTTCCTCGGTTTCATTGCCTACATCGTCGCGCACCTTGATATGTACGGTTTTCAAGCCGTCGCCGCTTGTCAGGTTGACACTCTTTGTCTTTGCAAAGGTTTCCCAGCTTGCCGACACTTCTTCATCCACACCGTCAATGCCCCAAATCTTCATTTGGTAGCCGGTGGTCACTTCATCCGATAAGCCTATCGTCAGCTTGACCGCCGTACTGGTTGCGTACAGCGCTCCGTCATTAATACTTAACGTCAGGCCAGACGGAGCCGTGGTGTCAAGGGTTAAGTTAAAATAACTTGCCATTTATTCATTCTCCTTTTCATCCGCATTCAGTTCGAGGTAAAAGTATCCTCCCTGGCGGGTATAAATGATTTCGTTTCCAATTGCTGCGGTTTTTATCCCCATATCCTTTATAAACAATTGGGATATTGCATCAGCACCGACACTTATCATCCCCTCACCCCCTGATCAGGTACAGTGTCCTTGCGTCCTTTTCAGGAAGCTCCTCATATTCCGCAAGGTCTAATACCTTTATCACGTTGATTTCTTTGGAAGATACATTTCCCGAGCCTGTACCACTCGGAAGTGGAACGTCGGATTCTTCGTATTCATGTGTGTCCGTGTTCCAGATCAGCCAAAATCCATTGTCGCCCGGCATCGGGGGATGGTCATTCAGTTCTTCCAGCCGCTTTTCATAGTCGGAGAACTCGGATGGAATCGTCGGCCACTGTGCATCCCCTGAAAGGCTGTCCGGTATGTATGGATAAATCTTGTTCGTGTGCCGGACAACATCCCCTTGCGTGCCTCTGAGCTGCATGGTGTAAGCCACGTTGCCGAATGCAAGCTGGTCGTCTGTCAGGACAGCGCCA